GTCTTAATATTATCAGTTGCGCTTTCATAATCAAACGAAAGCCAACTACGGTTCTGCTGATGCTCAATCAGCTGGCGGAGCCTTTCTTCGGTAGGCTTACCGACTAAAAGCCAACCCCTTCTCTTAAGAAAGGAATAGAGGGAGTGGTGGAGCGGAGTCAATACGGACACGTTGTATGAACTATACATCGTGACTACGCGCGGCTTTCCACTACTATATACCAATTCGAGTCGACAGTCGGTATTAAACGGCTCCTCGACCCAATTGCCTCCCTCACTCCGACGTGCGGCAAATGCGCCGTGCCCATTAGGAACATAGGGCACTTTCTTTGTGTTCCAACCGTCCGGGACGTTCGCGGCAAAAGACCTAGTAAAAGCGTCTAATGCCGACTCCTCGACGGACACGGGGCTGGACCTCGCTTTCCTAAAGTCATCCAAGCGTTTCTTTTGCAGGGTTTCGCAAAAGGTGCACGGTTGAACCTCGGCCTTGGCCGCGGTTTTGATGGATAACTCCTGAACAAGAGTAAGTTCAGGAGGGAACATTGATCGTACACTGGAGCGGAGCGACCCGCACACAATGCCCGAAGGTGGCTTACAAATAGCCTTCAAAGACTGATCAACTTCGAGAAGTCTCACAATCTTTTGCACCTTCCTTCGATAATCACCTGACCGGGCGCAGCAGTCGGTGCGACGTTCCTTCCGGGACTTGGATCCCAGAATAGAGAAACGATTCTCTGGTTCTGTGGGTTCGAGATCAACCCAAAAGGGGGACTGTTGCTTTGAAGAGGGGCCAGTCCCAAACCTCCACCGACGTTCTGCTTTCGTATAGCGACGAACGTTATCGCTTTTTCCACCCGGTCGGCCGGTGCTTTCCAAGGGGGTCGCCCCAACCTCTCTGTGAGGTGGGTCCCGATCCACCGCAAAAGCAGTGGTAGTACACGGGCGTTCCGCTTGCGGAGCGTAGGCCCCGAGGACACCGTTGTACTTAGCGGCCGGGTGGTCAGATGGTTGTTTTATTTTCTCTTTTATACTCTTAATTGTGACCATCATATACAATTGTTTTGAGTCCTCCGGATAACGCCCCGAAGGTGGCGGTTTTGACAAATGGCCCGCAGGCCGTCCCCTTTAGAGACGAGGAGTCTACTTTTGTTTTAATGGTCGTGGTACGGGATGTTCCCCACTCCACGGAGCACGCTAGTCGTGACCTCGCCACTATACCAGTCAAGGTATGCATTGGAGAATCCCCGGAGGAACTCCTGACCCAATGTCCGGGCTACCACTTACGAGTTGGTTGCGGGATACGGTTTCTTTAATATGTGTGACCGCCAAATCCATAGGCGGAGTCACCACACACCTTTACCATCGGTGTATGGGCCGATGTGAACAGAAGGAAAACTGTCCAAACCGGGCAAGTGCACGCACT